GCGGGGTATTCTGTAGGTTGTTCGCTGGGGGGTGTTCTCGGCAGGGGTAATTGTGGGGATGGTGGATGGTTTGGCGGTCGGCTTCTTGGCATTGCGATTCTTCAGGTGGGAAAAACTCATAACACCTGCTGCAGGGGTTGACGGTGCAGTCTCGTTCCTGACAGTGACAACTGGACCTGAAGGAAGATAGGAGACGATATCCTTCTTCTCTGGTGCTGTTTTGTTTTTCAAGTGCGCGAAACTCAATATTGCCATTTGCTATCCTTTATCCGCTTTTAGTCGTTTAGTCGTTTTTTAGTCGTGTCATTTTTACACTGTAATACCAATACCTTAACAACTATAACAACTAACACAACTAAAAGAAGAGATAATATAATAATAAGGAAAGGCCTTAAAAATTTTGAGAAAATTGGTTTTTCCGTCGCGGTGTAATTTTTTCAAAAAACTAGTCGTTTTGGTGTGTTAGTTGTTATTGTACTGGTTTTATTCAGGTTTTCAGTCACGCGTTATTTTCCAACACAACATTATCCTGTGTTCTGTTAAAACTGGTCAATAAACGGCAAAGACTCCTGTTTTACTCCACTCACGGAAATATTATTATCTTCGAACTTAATTCTTGTAGCTGCGGTGAACGCCTCGCGAACAGTGGCCATAGGTGGAATAACCACCGAATCAAGAATCTTTCCATTGGCCCCTTTGACCTGTGTTCTCTTTGGTCGACCTCCCGCCCATATCCGCCATGTATTCCGCCAAAACTGCGTCTCATTTTTAACATACCGCTCATTCTGAACCCGGCACCATTGCGTGTATTCGGCGTAAACCTCGTATTTATAAACCGCCCCTGGCCATAATTCGTTGATTGGCGCAACCTCCTCAATCAGATCAGACCGCACCGGCACCCCTGTTTCCTTGTGAGAAAGCATATAGCCGCGGTCAATTACCGAGTGCCAGAAATCCAACACTGAAGGAAGAGACTCCTGAACCTGCTCGGAAAGTCCGTCAGTTATTGGTGCTTTCCGCAAGTCAACATCACTGTAGTCATGCCGCATCAGATCATACATCATAGCTTCCGCACCACCATTCCGGCGCTCTTTGGCAATCTTTCCAAAATACTCTGTGTCTTGCTTGAACACTTCGGACGGCTCCAGCACACAGAATCTCCGCTCATCCCCGGTTGCCGGAACAACCCACTCTTCGTTGCTGGCAATTATGACATTGATATAGTTCCCCAGGGTGATTGAATCGATTCCCTTGGGCTCAAAGAGGATCGTCGGCTCGGTGATCAGCTGCTTTAACTTCCCCTCTGCCTTCTTGTCTCCACCCCATACAGCCTCATCCAGAAAAACCAGCAGGGATTTCGACAGGTGCATGTTGAACCGGCCGGTAAAACTCTCTGAATCAGATATTGGCAAAAATGCCTCGCCGAAGATCGAACCGAAGTAATTTACAAACACACCCTTCCCTATACCCTTTCCCCCCTTCAGGACAATGGCCACTCCTGGTTTGTCTCCCCCTGGATCTTGTACTGCCCGAGCCATCCAGGCCATGACATAGGCGAAATGCTCTGCATTGCTGTCGCAGATCACCTTGAATATATGGGCCCGCATGAGCGACCAATCGCCCTGCTTTGGTTCGAGTGGAAAACCTTTGAATAAATTGTACACGTTCGATCTCTCTTTTCCGGATGGATCAAATACAACATCGTCATAGGTCCGGCGCCCATCCCATGTCATCCATAATTTTGCCAATTCCTTAAACTCAATATTCCTATTTTCTCCCACCGGGACACCTACCCGGGTGTTTGCAAAATAGGAATACAGAGAGGTGATTTTCAAAAACGAAAGAGTATGCTTCCTGGCTGCCAGGTCATAACCCTCTTTTGCAATCCTGAAGTCTCCACCGAGAAGCACCGCGGCATACTCATGATTCATCTTCGTGAGTGCGTCGATGGTTTCCTGGGGAAGATTGCTGTCGTTGTCGTTTGAATCGGTTAAGGGGTTTGCTGCAGGAGGAGCCCATTTCATTTCCGGAAACGGAATAGCCTTTTTGAACCTTACCCTGATACTCTCCCCGGAAGGATCCGCTTGAAGCAGGTCGTTGAAGTCGAGCTTTGCCGGGTCCGTTGAAAAACACGTGTCATCAGGAGTTACAAAGAAAGCCTTTCGACCTGGCCGGCTGCCGACGAATCTCTCAGCCAGATGGTAGGATGCCTTTTGGCCGACCATTGATACAGCTTCTTTCTCCCGCACTGGATCAGAGTCTACCAGGATATACAGGGTGTTTGTCTTATCTGGGATAATCAAAGCCTGTGTGCCAGCCGCCGATAAAGTAGCTACCCCGTTTTTACCAGTTGACTGCATGGCCGACATTGTTGTTTCAATGCCTTCCCCGGCCACTATCTCAGTCAGATCACCCTTGCGATCAAACCACACACCCCGCCCAAGGCACTCACCAAGCATCATTCCTTTTCCGGACTTCTTGTGGGTTTCGATATCGATAAATAGGCGCTGGACTGCATAGACTTTTCCGTCGTCCGGTTTTGATGCAGCGGCAACAATCATATTATTTGTTTCGCCGGTCTTCTTGTCGGTATACGATCCCCATCGCAGGCATACCGGTAGGGGATCGATGGTTATGGCCCTATTGGCGAAATACTGAACAGCATGAGTGAGGTTCTCCCGGCTAGCCTTCTTCCATGGGAAAGATTCTTTCTCTGGTGATGGTGGCTCTTGAGGCGAGATATCAGGTTGCGAGATATGCGCCTCGGTATGCGTTTTATGCGCCGACGTTTTAACCCCATTCTTCTTTTCAGGGGACCACTCCGGCAATAACCCATCGGCGCGAAACCGGTCTTTTATTTCCTTAAAATTGCACCCGGTGTGGCAAAAAACATCTACATCGCCATCCCCTTTATCGGTGACTGATAATGCCGGGGTTTTCTCGTTGCCATGCACAGGACAAAGCGTGAGCCAGCCGTCTCTGTTTTTCACTTCTTTACCCTGTCCGTAATGCCTTGCTATTTCGCCAGAAAGAGTCATAAATTACACTCCGAAATAGGCTTTGATAAATTCCGCTGCTTGCGCCGGGACAATAGAGTTACCATAGCCCCGCAATAATCCCACTCGATTGGATACCCCTGAAGCCAGCGGGAATGTGCCGGGTTCAACTGGCCGCCACTTTCCATCCCGGCAAAAGAGCCAGTCAGCATCTCGCCACTGGCCGTTAATCGGGCCGGGCCGTCCGAGACCATCGCCGTATCGTTGAGGTTTTCCGTCCTTGGCTTGAACACTTGTGCCTCGCTGCCTGATTTCCAATCTCTTGCTTGGCATGTCGGCCACCCCGCAAGTGGTGCCGCTTCCGATAATCCCATCATTCCCGGGCGTGGTGATACCTTGCCGCCCTTGATTGCGTCCGTGCTGGTTGTGGTCGGCCACCCAATAAGCCCTTTCCCGGATGTGCGGTGCGCCGACCCCCGCTGCCGCAAACGGCACACACCCGAAGGCGTAACCCACTTGCTCCAAGTCAGCTTGTATAAGGTCGAACCAAGGATTCGTGTCCTTGCTCGCAACCTGCTCGCCAAAGACGATGACAGGGCCGCACTCTTTGATGAGATGGAAGAATGCAGGCCATAGATGCCGCTCGTCAGCGAACCCTGCTCCTTTGCCTGCCGCGCTGAAAGGTTGGCAAGGACAACTACCGGTCCACGCTGCTTTGTCGTCCGACCATCCGGCGAGGCGCAAAGCAAGGCTCCATCCACCGATGCCCGCGAAGAAATGACATTGGGTAAATCCAATAAGCTCGTTTGGTACGACATCCTCAATACTCCTTTCATCGACAACGCCCGGCGCAATGTGTCCGGCCTTTATGAGTTCTCGCAACCACTCCGCGGCAAATGGGTCATGCTCGTTGTAATATGCGGTCAAATCACCGCCTCCCCGCCAAGCCGTAATTTCAAAAAAGTATTCCGATCACCGCTAACCACATTACTTAATCCCCGCTTCAGTGCCTTCTTGTCCCCGACAACATGCAATTCCTGCCGGAATCTACTCACGCCCGTGTACAAAATGCTTCTTGACCACATATAATAATGAGATGAATGACAGATCAGCACTCCGTACTTAAACTGGCTTCCTTGGCTCTTATGCACAGTCATGCAGTACCCGAGAGCCAATTCACGAATATCTTTACTCTCGGAATACCGGACAATCTGCCCATCGAAATCAACCACTATTTCGTCTTTACCTTCATAATCCAAACCGATTTTTGTGATAATTCCGGTGAAGCCATTGAACACTCCTAACCCATAGTTATTCTTTGTTTGCAACACCTTGTCACCCACCCGAAGAGTAAGCCAAGCAACTTTAATCTGAGCCTTGTTGGTAGCAGGCGGGTTCAACTCCTCCTGCAGGTATTTATTCATTTCATCCACGCCACACACTCCGGTGCGCTGCGGGGCAAGCACAGTATAGTCTAATCCCTGTTCATGCCATGTCCGGCAAAGAGTGGAGACAATCAAGGGGATTTCCGATTTGTCATCTTCCTCGATAAAAAACAGATCATCCTGCAGGACACCGCCCAGGGTATTTTCTCCTGGCTTGCCGAACGTCGGTTTCTTGCCGGCCAGTATCTTTAGACAGCCATCGGCTATTAACGATCCTTGAGCCTGCCTGTGATTTGTGAGTAGCCGGTTGATAATCTCCCCAGGCCCGCAGGTAATCATATCGGTAAAGGGCTGTCCTGGAGCTACTGGTGGAAGCTGTGCGTCATCGCCGACCAGAATCAATACACACCCTTCCGGCAATGCCTCAATAACTCGAGATAGCAGGAGAGAATCCACCATTGACGCCTCATCCAGAATTACCAGAGTGGCGTCAAGTTGGTTTTCGGCATTGTATTCCCAGCCGGTACCGGGGTTGTAACCAAGAAGGCGGTGAATCGTCTTAGCCTCGTTGAATGTTTCAAACTCTGCCAATTGGAAGGCGTCGTTGAGCACCTTGCTGGCCTTGCCTGTTGGGGCTGCAAGGTAGGTTGTCTCATCGGTGATACCTGTCTTCTCCGGATCGCTCCATAATTGCTGCAGGAGGTGCTGGATAGTGAATGTCTTGCCGCTCCCTCCTGCTCCGATGAGTAGATAGATCCTGGAGGTGAGCTTGGATATATTGTCGACCGCTTGCTGCTGGGATTGGTCGAGGGATATTGCTGGGATGGCTATTGCTGTTTCGGTCATAGTTTCATCCCGAGAGCTTTTTTCCGCTCTTCCATTTTATCCCACAGCAAGATGTATTTGACATGGTCGGTTGTTGCAGCCAGGCCAGCCTCTTCGAGCACCGCCAGGGAGTTTTCTCCAGCGCACATAAACCCATGGTGACAAACGTCGCTGTCTTCATCTACCGATAAATATTGCGCCGCCATATTCATCAGAGTTTCTAGTAATATTGTATTACCGAGTTGGTATCCCCGGATTATTGTCTCGTCATTTTTAATCGCCATTTTCATACCCCAACCTCCTCCATGCCCATAAATTCCAATATCCGCTTCTCAGCCCCCAATAAATCCACCCCAAATACCCGGCCCTTATCGATCACCACCTTATTTTCCGCCGCAAGGAAATGCACCTGCCTCCGAACCTCATCTTTCCCGGGAGCCATATGCATGGGAACCTCAGTCTTGATCGCGGTTGCCGTCAAAGTCTCGATGACGATATCGGCCAACGACCATCCTGAATGCCAAATATGCCCGCCATTGGTAGCCGAATCATCCAGCACATAGAGAATACATGCTGATATCCTGGCAGAATTACCAACTGATACCCCGGCTTTCAGTGCGATTTTGTCTACCGTAATAAACCCCATGCCATCAATCTCGGTCATTTGGTAGGGATTCTCTGAAACAACTTTCACCGTCTCCTTGCCGTATCTCCGGTAGATCGTGGACGCTTGATGGTCAGTTAGTCCTATTCCGAGCAGATAGACGGTGGCCTCGTAAGATTCCAACAAGGTTGCGGATATCGCAATAGCCTCTCCACTCTCTTCAGGTTTTACTCCAATCGCTACGGGGTCAGTACATGCCAGCCGCCACGCCTCTTCATGTCCGTGTTTCTGGACGGCCTGGGCTGCCTTTTTCGGCCCAATTCCCGGTAGGCGCTGCAGGAGTTTTATTACTCCGGCATCTGTTGACACATCGGGGGCGGCCGGCACTACCTGCTCTGCTTTTAATTGCTTTCCGAATTTGCCATTCTCCCATACTCCCGTGACTGTAACTTCGGTGCCTACTTCCACCATGTCTGCTAAGGTGCCGGTGCAGGGAATTGGTGGGTTACCGGCGAGAGAAAACACACTCCATGATTCGCTATTACGGAATTTGATTGCGGATATCTCGCCGGTTATTGTCGTTTTTGGTGTTGGTTTTTTCATAAGCCTTGGTGTGCTTAATTTTTTATTATTAGATGGAGTGACAGATCCTCAGTTAGAATCTTGCATAGTGCCTGACACTTTTGTTTCAAATAATGAAAGTCTTGGGTCGAACGATCTATGCTCAATTTTCTTAAGCATGTGGTCGTACATCGCAATCCCACTTCCATCACAACTGTCTGCCCCTAATGCCTCAAAGTGGTCAAATCTCTTTGGTGTGTTCACCCTGCCGACATGAACCCATAGCCCTAATATCTTTGCAGTCCGCACTATGTCTGCCGCAGACTGGCTATTCTTCCATGGATCTTTACCGCCGATAAAAACAGCGTCCATTTCTAACCAAGGAATCTCCATAGTTTCCATTCCATCTTGCGCGACCATTGCAACACGCCAACCGTCAGGAATCCACCGCCTCCTTTGCTTAAATAATTCGATTGACCGTTGGCCGGCACCGACGATATCAGGGCAGGGCACAAACAAACAGTTGTCCATTCTCGACGATTGCCTCTGAAGTAATCTCTTAAATTTATCCTCCGGGAAACCACTGAAAGAGCCGTTGTCGATTGCATACACCCCTCCCCAATCACTGTAGCCGGACAACGGCGTTAGCAGTTGACCAAGTATCAGATTGCTCTCGCTAAACCTTCTGCGTAGCGTGTCCTTCTGCGTGTCCATCAGGAATTTCATTTTTACTTTGCCAGGACTTGATAAAAACCGAATACGGTTACAGCTGCGGCCATCTTGCTTGCCCATGCGATTGCGAAGATCGGCCAGAGTGGTACGCCGATCATTGGCAGGAATATCAGGGTATCGATGGCGACACCGACAACCGACGAGAACAGCACCCTGTGCTGGAACCTGTACGGCAGGGATGAATAGATAGCCCAATCACTCGCCTCTGCCGCCAAAAAGGCTGCTAGTGAAGCAGTTGCCACAACCGGCGATGCCATGTAAAACGAGATGCCGCAACCTGCCAGCATAACCAGCAGGACATAATGTCCGATGCTCCGCTGAACGTAATCTCGCAGGACGAAAACCGATCCAACCAGGACAGCCCCGACATATGGGCCGGTGTACGCGAACATGAAATTGACAAGAACGATTGAAAATAAATACAAAATAACAGTTTTCATATTGCTCCTTTTTGTATCAACAATGTGGTTGATACTACTTTCAACTAAATCACAGTCATCATCTTAGTGACTTCCTTCTGCCCCGACACCACAACCTCACAACCAGGCACCCTATCCCGCAAAACACTCTCCAACTCAAACCTGGCCAATACCGGATTGATGCAAGTCGAACTCAGATGAAGAGCAACCACATATTTCAATCCAGGCCATTCAACCATTTCAACTGCCTCAGCTGCACATTGATCGCGAAGATGACCAATATCTGAAGCTATCCGTTCTTGCAAATCGACATGGTAGGGTGAATCGATTAACATCTCGATTGAATAATTTAGCTCAATCAATATTGCGGCACAGTCAAACAAGTTCGGCAATACTTCCTCCGGAATACACCCAGTGTCCATAACCACCGACACTCGATTGCCAGACTTATCCTCCACAACATATCCGCAAGACCCACCCATCGAATCATGGGATAATGGAAACGACTTAACCTTCACACCATCAAACCAATATTCAGCACCGGCGCAGAAATCGCCAATTGCGAGAAGTCCTTCCTTGTCAACCCATGGCGCCAAATGATCACCATGTTTATGTGTGACGAATACTGTTTTGATATCTGAAATATCCCGGCCAATAAGGTTAAGACGTTTTTTGGTCGCAATTTTCGTGAATCCTGCATCGATTAGGAACTGGAAGCCATCGGCATTGAAGTAAATGGAATTGCCTTTGGAGCCGGACCCGAGACAAGAAAATTTGATTGTCATCTCTTCACCTGACTATCCATAACGTCGAGCCTATTTTTCAACGATCCGCAGGTTCCGGCTATTGGCACCTGACACACATCGCTGTTCTCATCATTTATCGCTGCTGCATATTGCGCGAACGACTTTGATTCACCAACACACGTTCCGAGGACTACTCCTTATTCCATCATCCGCTCTACCGAACCTTCAACCTTGCGCTCAATCAGCAATGCCTCCAATAGGATCAGATAATTAATACTGTCACCAATCTTCTCATCGCGTAGTGCATCGTCAGGATATTTCCCGGTTGCGGTGTCCTCAACCATATCAATTACAGAAGTCAGGTGTTTCCTCATCATTCCAAATAATGCCTGCTCTGGGGTTGTTTCTTCCCGGCTGAGTTTTGCGGCAACCTTGAAATTATGAAGACGGTCCGTATCGGAAGAATATTCCTTGGCCTTTCTTGTGAGTACGCTTTTAATTGCTGCGACTCTTGTTTCTACTATTTCATTGAAGTTGTTTGTGTTCATTTATTTATTGTTTCCTTTTATGTAGTGACAAAATCTCAGTTATAATCTTGCAGTTTCGTGATTGCCGCCTAACTCCATGCTGCCATTTTTTTAGCCATAATTGCAGGCCGAGCCCATCTTCGTTGCCACGCTGCCCACTGATACGATTTTGCTTTTGTCTCACTCTGATCACGGAAAAACATCGCCATGGGGAGGAACCCAGCTTTCAGTGCTTCCTGCATTCTGTCTTCCGCTTTATCCCAGGTATCTCCACTAAACCCACAGAGCACATAACACCTCAAGGCATGGCTCTCCCTTGTCCAACCAGCACCGAGCAACATGCTCCCCGCAACCACCAGTGGTTCCAGATCGTCAGGGGTGTCATAGGCAAAGAATAGTTGCTTCGGCCTGATTTCCCGCAGTGCCTCGACATGCCACGGCTTGAGCCTTGCCGCCTCAAGTCCGCCTGTAAACTCAATAGGCTTATGGTATTTCTTCTTTCCATCCTTGAGCATTTTG